ATAGGAAAAGAATTTAAAAAATCTTGGTTCGCAATTTATAAAGACTGTAAAGATGTAAGGGACCAACATAAGACTTTATTTAATAAAGTTTTGGAAAGGGTAAGAAAGAAATATGAAAGTTGATATTGTTAAACCTAAACTTAAAAAACTTTACCAAGCATTAAAAGATAAAAAACCCAAAGACGAATTTCAAATGGCAAGAACTAATTTAAGTTCAGATGCTTTAGAGCAATATGTGTTAATGAAACTAAAGGAAGCAGATGAAAAAAGAAAACCTTAACCAATTAATACAAAATACAAAGATTCAATATTTATCACTTAATGAGATAAAACCTTATAACAATAATCCTAGAAAAATTAAAAATGTTGATAAAGTTGCCAAGTCAATCGCAGAGTTTGGCTTTCAACAACCTATTGTAGTAGATAAAAATAATATTATAATTGTCGGACACACTCGCTTTCAAGCTAGTAAGCAATTAGGATTAGAAAAAGTTCCAGTATTAATTGCAGATCTTACAGAACAACAAGCTAAAGCATACAGGATTGTAGATAATAGATTAAATGAAGATAATGAGTGGGACAAAGACTTATTAAACATAGAAATAGATGATTTAAAAGATTATAATTCTGAATTACTAAACTTTGGGTTTGATGAAAAAGAATTAGATAATATATTAAGAGACTCAGATCCAATCGTTGATTCTTTTCTTGGAACAAAAGCAGAACCAGTACAATTAATTGATTTAAAACCACACCCTAAACATTATAAAGTCCATTTAGACGATCAATTAGAACATTTAGCTAATTCTATTAAACAACATGGTTTTTACAGAAATGTAGTTGTTGCAAAAGATTATACTATTTTAGATGGGCATGGAGTTGTATCTGCTTGTCACAAACTTAAATTAAAAGAAGTTCCAGTAATTAAACTAGATATTGAATCTGATAGTCCACAAGCATTAAAGATTTTAACTGGCAATAACGAAATAGGAAAACTTGCAGAAATTGATGATCGTAAGTTAAGCGAACTATTAAAAGAGGTTAAAGATAAAGATGGTTTATCTGGTACTGGTTATGACAAAATGATGTTAGCTAATTTAGTTATGGTAACTAGACCACAGCACGAGATTAATGATATTAATGAGGCAGCCGAATGGGTTGGTATGCCAGATTATGTTCCTAAAGACCATTATATTAAATACACAATAATTTTTAAAACAGAACAAGATAGAAACGAATTTTGTAATATGGCTAAAATTCCACAAGGCAAAGAAAAAGGTAGAACTTGGAGTGTTTGGTGGCCACTAAAAGAAAAAGAAGATTTAAAATCAGTTAAGTATGAATAAACCTAGATACCCTATTTATGTTATTTCTAAGGGTAGATATGAAAATTGTTTAACAGCAAAATTTTTAATTGAAGATAAAGTTGATTTTAAACTTGTTGTGGAACCACAAGAAAAAATTGAATATGTGGCAAGGTTCGGAGAACATAGAGTTTTAACATTACCATTTCAAAATTTAGGATTAGGTTCTATTCCTGCTAGAAATTGGTGCTGGGAACATTCTATTAAAGAGGGACATAAAAGACATTGGATATTAGATGATAATATTAGATGCGTTAGAAGATTACATCATGGCAAAAGATTAAAATGTAATTCTAATAAAGCATTTATAGTTACTGAGGACTTTACTGACAGATATACTAATATAGGAATATCAGGACTAAATTATACTTGTTTTGCAATTAATGTTATTCCACCATTTTATTTAAACAATCATGTTTATTCTACCTTACTTATAGACAATAAATTGCCTTACAGATGGCGTGGCAGATATAATGAAGATACTGATTTATGTTTGCAGGTTTTATCTGGTGGACTTTGTACTGTTTTAATAAATGTATTTTTAATTGATAAAATGGCAACAATGACAATGAAAGGTGGAAATGCTGATGAACTTTATAAAGGTGATGGTAGATTAAAAATGGCTAGGGCTTTAGAACGAATGTGGCCAAGAGTAGTAAAAACCGACAGAAGATTTAAAAGACCACAACATATTGTGGCTCATCAATGGAAAAAATTTGATACGCAATTAATTCGTAGAGATGATATTGATTGGAAAAATATGAAACCAAACAATTATGGAATGAAATTAACTCAAGTTGGAAGTGAAATTAAGTCCAAAGAAATTAGAGATTTAATAAATAAGTTATAAAAAACAACAACTTATTTTGTATATACACTAATCTCAAATCATTTTAATAAATATATATTGCAATAGATAATTGATTAATCTATTGAGGAAAACTCTAACCCACAAAGGAGTAATAGTTATGAAAATAGAGAAAGTTATAACTAAACTTGAAAAAATACAAGACAAAGTAAATCAAGAACTAGATGCCTTGAGAGAAATGCTGGAAGATCACCTTGAAGAAATGGAGTCAGAAGAAACTTATGATGAATCTGATGAAATTGAAGAAGATGATTTTTCAGATGATGAAGAATCTGACGAAGATTAACTAAAGATAAGCTGTAAAGCTGGAAGGTTGTCACAACCTTAAAAATAATGAATATCAAATTATTAAGTGGGAAAGTCTATGACTATGTAATAATAGTTTTATTCCTATTTTCTGTATTTTTTGTAGGAACATTTTTTCCTAATGATCTCGTCAAGGAGAAGATCAGGCAAGAAACAATAAAACATATCAAAGCAATAGGTTCATTCTACGAACCGAAGATAGACACAAGTTCCAGCGACAAATTCATAAACTCAATGAAAAAATGTGTAGCTTACATTAATATTGATTTAAACAAGCAGGAACAAATACCAACATTATTAATAATAGCACAAGCCATTGTTGAATCTGATTATGGAACAAGTAGGTTTGCTAAGGAAGGTAATGCTTTATTTGGAGTAAGAGTTTGGTCTAAAAACGGAATCCTGCCATTAAAACAAGACGCATCTATTAATTGGAGAATAAAAACATATCATTCAAAATGTGCATCAACTAAAGATTACATTAAAATATTAAACAACAATCATCATTATTCTGAATTTAGAAACCTTAGACAAAGAACAAAAGATCCAATTAAACTAGCAGAAACATTAGGTAACTATTCTACTTCACAAACATACCGAATAGAGATAGTAAGAATGATAAACAAAATAAAGGATAAAATATAATGAAAAATAGCAAAAAAAGTTATAATAAAATGCCTAGTAACAAAATGATGAAGGGCAAAAAATATAATAGTAAGAAAAAATAATGGCTAATGAAACTACATCAACATCAGTAAGTGTACTCATTACCCCACAAAAAGGAAAAGGCACTTATAGAGTTTATAAACCTAAAAAACCAAAAAAGAAAAAATGAAAAAACCTGTATGGGAAAGAAAAAGACCTGCTAAATATGGTAAACCAAAACCATTTAATACTAAGTCTAAAGCATATAAAAAAGCCAGACGTTCTGCTGGTCAAAAATTCGGCAAGAAAAACAGCCTTGTTAAAAACCTCTACATAGCAAAGAAACTTAAGTCAAAATGACATACGCATTAATTTGTTTAGGACTTTTAATGACAATAATAGCTGTAATTTATTTATTAGTTAGAATTTGCAAATGAGTTTACCTAACGAGATAGTCTTTGGAAGCAGACTTATTAAGTTAGATTACATTGACCACGAGATAGCATCTAAGAAAAACATTTTTGGTGAATTTGAAACAAGCAAAAACCTTATGACGATAGACAAATCACTAGACTCTATTGAGATGACTAACACCTTACTTCACGAGATATTCCATTTATTACATGACGAATACAAAATAGAGTTACCAGCTAAAGCTGAAGAAATAACCTGTAATTCATTAGCTAATGGTATATGCCACATACTATATCAAAATCAAAATCTATTAGAGTTTCTTTACAAATCACTTAAAAAGTAATAATAGCCATATTTACGATTACATTATCGGTTAATTATGGAAAACGAAGAAAAGAAAAAAGCAGGACGACCAACAGTTGTATTGGACAAAGAGCAAGTTACTGCATTAGCTAGTTATCATTGTACTTTAGAGGAAATGGCAAGTTTCTTTAAGTGTGATAGACATACTCTCGCAAATAATTATTCACCAGAAATAACAAAAGGGAAAGCTAGTGGTAAAATAAAGCTACGAAGGAAGCAATTTGATGTCGCTATGAAAGGAAATACAACTATGTTAATTTGGCTCGGAAAACAAATACTAGGACAAAACGATCAAAATGTTGGAGAAGATTATAGTCCACTTCCTATTGATGACATATTATGAAATGTATCTTTTGTTTAAGACCAATAGTTAATAAACTAGAACAGCGTATTAAATCTTGTAACGATTGTGTTGTTAAGCTGTTAATGAAAAGGCATAATTTAAAAGTTAAGAAACAAGCACCTGTTAGTTTTAGTATGAAAAAATATGATAAGAATAACTAAAAGATTTAAAAATCCAAAAGGTGGATTATCAGCTTATGGTAGAGCAAGAATTAATAGAGCTACTGGTAGTAATTTAAAGCCACCAGTTAAATCAAGACCAGATAGTTTAAGTGAATATAGACGCAAAGGAAGTTTCCTTGTGAGAATGGGTAGTGGCAGAGGAAGATTGTTTGATGATAAAGGTAGAAAAACTAGATTAAAACTAGCACTTGAGGTATGGGGCTATAAGGGAAAAAGCAAATCAGAAGCAGTAGCACTTGGCAGAAGATATTTAAGAATATATCAAAATAAAAAAAATAAGTGATGGATAAAATGTGTGGACGCAAAAAAACAAAGTCAATGGTTAATAAAGAAATAAAGACCTCACAACAATTAGATATATTAATTAATGATTTAAAAAGACATCTTGCATTTTTGGAAGAAGATTTAAAAGTAAAGAACATTGAAATAATGCAATTAAGAGCAAAGTTAATTAATAAAAATTAATGTCTTTTAGTGAGGCACAAAAAGCTGTTTATACTTGCCCAAATAGATTTAGAGTTTTAATTACTGGCAGAAGGTTTGGTAAAACCCATTTAGCTATGTACGAACTATTAAGGTTTGCATCAAGAAATAAAAATGGAAAGATATTCTATGTAAGTCCAACTTACAGAATGAGTAAAGAAATAATGTGGAAACCTTTAAAGAAAAAGGTAACAGATTGTAGATGGGTTAAATACACTAATGAATCTGATTTAACATTAATACTTAAAAATGGTTGCCAAATAAGTTTAAAAGGTGCTGATAAATCACCTGACAATTTAAGAGGAGTAGGATTAAATTTTTTAGTGCTTGATGAGTTTGCTGACATACCAGAAGAAGCGTGGACTGAAGTGTTACGACCAACTATATCTGATAAACACGCAAATGGTTCTGTATTATTTACTGGAACACCTAGAGGATTTGGTAGCTGGAGTTATAACATTTATCAAAGAGGATTAGGTGATGATAAAGAATGGAAGTCTTTTAAATATACAACGCTAGAAGGTGGGCAAGTAGAACAAGCAGAAATAGAACAAGCTAAAAAAGATTTAGATGAAAGAACATTTAGACAAGAATATTTAGCATCATTTGAAACTTATGCTGGAGTTGTTTATTATAACTTTGACAGAGAGGTAAATGTTAAAGAATGTAAGTATGATAAAGATGCAATCATACACTTGGGAATGGACTTTAATATTGATCCGATGAGTGCTTGTTTATTTCACATTAAGAATAATATTGTAGAAGTATTTGATGAAATAGTTATTTACAGCTCTAATACTGATGAATTTATTAATGAATTATTTAGTAGGTACCCAAAACAAAAGATAGTTGTATATCCTGATCCAGCTAGTCGGCAACGCAAAACAAGTGCTGGTGGAAGAACCGACTTAACTATATTGCAAAATGCTGGTCTTAATGTTAAATGTAAAGCTAGTCACCCTTTAATAAGGGACAGAATTAACTCGGTTAATTCAAAATTAAAAAGTTTTGATGGAAAACGATCTCTATTTGTAGATCATTCTTGTAAAACACTAATAAATAGTTTAATGAAGCAAGTCTATAAAGAAGGTACAAATCAACCAGAAAAGAATAATGGTTACGATCACATGACTGACGCACTTGGTTACGCAATAGAATATTTATTTCCAATCACTTCAAACTTACCTAAATCACAACCTAAAAGATTTTCATAATGGCATATACAAGAGAACAAATAGAAGCACAACATATTCAGTACAAAGGTATGATGCCTAGATGGGAATATTACATCAGATCATATTTAGGTGGCAAAGAATATCAAGATGGAAAGTTCCTACAAAATTATCAATTAGAATTAGAATCAGAATACTTTAAAAGATTATCATACACTCCATTAGATAATCATTGTCGTAATGTTATAGATATTTATTCATCATTTTTATTTAGAGTTACACCAAGCAGAAAATTAGGAACATTAGAAGAAGATCCATCAGTATCACAATTTTTAAATGATGCAGATTTAGAAGGTAGATCGTTCAATGATTTATTAAGAGAAGCACAAAGGTATGCTTCGGTTTATGGTCATATTTGGTTAGTTATGGATAAGCCAAAAACTAATGTAATGACAAGAGCAGAAGAATTAGATCAAGGAATAAGACCATACATAAATTTATATACTGCTGAAAATGTTTTAGATTGGCATTACACAAGAAATGAAGCTGGATATTATTATTTAGATTATTTAAAAATTAGAGAATCAGTTTCAGCAGAAGGTGAATATTATAAACTATGGTACCCAGATAGAATTGATTGTGTGTTTTTATCTACTGGGAATAGAGATGAACCTAAATTAATTGAAACATTAGAAAATCCTATTGGCAAAATACCAGCAGTTATTTTATATAATCAAAGAAGTCCAATGCGTGGAGTTGGAGTATCTGATTTAACTGATGTCGCTGATTTACAAAAAGCTATTTACAATGAACTATCTGAAATAGAACAAATTATAAGATTATCAAATCACCCTTCATTAGTTAAAACAAGAGATACTGATGCAGGTGCAGGTGCTGGAAGCATAATTGAAATGCCTGACAATATTGATGCAAATTTAAAACCATATATCTTGCAACCAAGTGGAAGTAATTTAGATGGAGTTATAAAATCAATTACACATAAAGTTGATGCAATAAATAGATTAAGTCATGTAGGCTCTATTAGAGCAACAAGTGAAAGAGTTGCTTCTGGTATTGCTTTACGAACTGAATTTGAATTATTAAATGCTAGACTTTCAGAAAAATCCAAATTGATGCAATTAGCTGAAGAACAAATATGGAGATTGTTTGCTGAATGGCAAGAAACTGTATTTGATGGTGAAATACAATATCCTGAAACATTTGATATAAGAGATTGGGCAACTGACTTAGAATTACTTCAAGCTGCAAAAGCAAGTAATATTAAATCAGCTACTTTCAATAAAGAAATTGATAAACAAATTGCTAAGAGTGTTATTGATGATGACGCTACATTAGAACAAATTGATTCTGAAATAGAACAGAATACAGAAACATTAGGAACATTCCCACAAGAACCAATAACATTACCGACAGTTTAATGTGGCACAAGATATTCTACAACAATTACAAGCGATAAGAGAACGCACAATAGATAATTTAGAAGCTCAACATCAAGAACTTTTATTTAAAACACTCAGAAGATTAGAACAAGAAGTTGTTAATATAGCATCAGAACTTCCTACTAAAACTGGTGAATTATATTCTACAAGACTTGCGATTGAAATAAGACCAAGACTACAACAAGCTATTGAGGAATTTTATTTAAAACCAGTACAAACATTTATAAAAGACTATGATAAGATTGCAGGAGTTATTGTAGCCACTTATGGCAAACTACCTATACCACCAGAATTTAAAAATATAACTGAAGCTGATTTAGTAACTATTCAACAATTAAAAAGAATAGCATTCACAAACTTTCAGAACTTAGGAAATGAATTAGCCAATACTTTAGCTGGTGAAGTTTATCAATCAACATTAGTAGGCAGATCATTTAATGATATGGTTCAAACTATTAGAGAAAAAATAAATGGTATTTATCAATTTTCGGATAATAAAAAAGCACAACAGCTCGTAGAATATATTGCTAACAATCCAGATGGTACAGAAGTTAAAACAGCTATTGACGAACTTAAACAAGTTTATGGTAGAACATCAGAAGGTGATAGCTTTGTAAAGTATGCTAGTTTATTAGTAACCGATTCTATTATGGGCTTTGATGGACAGTTAGCTAAGTTTAGAGCAGATGAATTAGGATTATCTAGTTATTTATATTATGGTTCAATAATAAAAGACTCTAGGGATTTTTGCAGAAAACACGCAGGTAAAGTTTATAATGAAGAACAAATAAGAGAAATATGGGCTAATGATACTGGACAAGGTAGAGATCAAGGAAGTCCATTTATAGTTAGAGGTGGTTATAATTGCAGACATAGTTGGCAACCAATAGATCCTAGCTGGGTAGATGAAGAAGGCAATTCTACTCTTTAAACTTGCATTTATTCACAGTTATTGATATTTGATAATCTTAACAATAATGAAGGAGTTAAGTTATGAACGAGCAAGTTAAAAAAGACTCGGTTGAGAAAACAGCAACTCAAACAAATGCTGGAACAGAAGTTTCTGAAAATCAAGAAACTGAGAACAAAGTTTTTACTGCTGACCAGTTAGAACAAATTGTTCAAAGAAGATTAGATAGATATAAAAAAACTGTATCTAATAAACTTGATGGAAATGACATTGAAGAAGCTAAAAAGTTAATTCAAGAGAAAAAA